TAACACCATCTATCATCCATCCGGCAGCCTCTGTTACTTTATCCCACATTGTTGTGCGCATCCAATCCCAGAGATTAGAAACTAAGTCTAAATTGCCTTGAACTGTAGCTACCTGCTTCTCTTCGGTAAACCCAACAAAGTCTAAAAACCATCCGGTGCCGGGCACTATTTTAGCAAGAGCTGTTATACCTTCTGCCCATTTACCTTCACCAAACAATCTTCCGGTTTTTACAAGAGTACCAATTACAGGGAAATTTTCTATATTATCTTTTAACCAGGTACCCAGAGATGATAACCAGTCTCCCATCATTCCTTTTTTCTTTTCTGATGCTTCAGCTGTTGATCCACCCGACTTATAATCTAAAAAGGCATTCAGTACGTCTAGACCGATAGAAATAGCTGTGCCTATACCAGGCACTATATTGGCTATACCGGATAAAATATCAATAATACCTCCTACTGTATCTCCGGACTGAAACCTTTTGTACGCAAAACCAAAACTTATTACAGTACCTACAAGAGGTATTCTTTTTGCTACCGTGCCTATAAATTTAACCAGGCCGCCCAGCATTTTAGTAAAAATGCCACTCGTAGCTTTTAAAGCCGTAGTAACTGTTCGGGCAACTCCTTTACCGAAAATACCTCGAATACCTTTATAAACTGTTTTTAACAAAGACGTTGGCATCTTTATTACCCTCATTAAATTTTTGATAAAAGTGGTAGCTCCTTTTTCGAGAAGTTTTAAGCCGCCCTGTAAGCCTACATTACTAAAAATTTTCAATAAGCCTTTAAAAGGGCCTTCAGATTCTAGCCCTGTAACCAGAGCTGCTAAACCACCTAAAAGCAAAGCCAAACCACCGCCCATAGCTAATAGACCTTTAGGAAGTAGTCCTAATAAACCACCTTCAGCAAATTTCTGACCTAAAGAAGGCTGTTCTTTTTGTAAAGACATCTTTTTAAGAGTGCCCTCTAAGATAGCTGGTAATTTATCTTTAAGATCTCGGATACCTTGTTCAGTAAATCCGCCAATTAAAACAACTTTAGGTTTTTCTTGTTCTTGTAAAAACTTCTTTTCTGTAGTGGGTTGAGGTAAAGCTGCTACTGAAGAAGAAGCTTCTATAACCGGCTTTACCAAACTACCTATTAGACCTTGAGGTTCTCTCTTTTCAGTTACTTTTTGTTTAGTAACAGCAGTCATAACCCCATCAATCATAGTAAGGGCCTTTTTAGAGATTTCTTTTAGAAAATCTTCTGGTACAACAAACTTAGAAGCAATTTCTCTTATTAATTGCTCCTGGAAATTAGCATTTTGTGCTATATCAATGGTTGCCATCTTCTCATATTATTTAAGAAGAGAACCTTTATTACATATTAAAAAACGAGGCGTCTACCGGTATATCCTTAACAAGAGAGGTATCTGTCTGCTCTTTAGTTTTAACAGATAGTTTATATGTTGTAAGATCTTTTATAGTGTTGCGGTATTTTTCGATGTATTTTATAACCCCGTTAATAGCAGCTGTAGGTAGATTTTCAATAACTTTAATTCTAGTTTTAAAGTCTAAAGACACTAAATCAACAGCTGTATCATTAATCGAAACACTTGTAATGAATTTTGTAAGTTCGTTAATAAAGGTCTCCCCTACAATATTACGAAGCTCATCAGTAGAAGTTACTTCTATTTTAACATTTTTATGTAACTCTTTTTCAAGCCTGTTTTCAGTAGCTATAGTAGGTAAGTTACAAACAATAGTGCAGTTGTTATAGTTAATTGTTTCAGAAGGTAAGTTCTTAAGGGTATTACAAAAACTATTAAAGTGCTGTTGAATATTAACAGTTTTTGTTTTCTCGTCTAAATTATTTTCACCAATTTCTTCTTCTGTAAAATTAAAAGTATACTCCGGTGAAATGCTTTCTATACGAGTTTTAAAAAAAATTAAGAGTTTATCAATAACGGTTAGGTCATCAACTCTAACATCTCCTTCAGCGCAGTTTTCTTTTATAATGGAGTTAAAAGTAATAGTAAATTCTGTGTTGTAGATAGGAGAGTCAATTATTGTTTTAAGAAGACGTTTAAGCTGTTCTGTAGTTAATTGTTTAAACTTCACTTCTCTCTCAAGAGAAGGAATAGTTACTTCAAAAACACCACTCGCATCTAGTCCTTGTAGGAGCGAAATAAGTTCTTTTACATTATCACTGCCTGTTGTCATATCGGGTATTTAATCGTGGATAGTTTAGTTATCAACCCTGTTCTGTCATAGGGTCATAATCTCCTTCGGTGTTTTGCTGCTGACTATCTTGCTGATTCATAGCTTCTAATTTTTTAACAAATAAGAGATATTCACCTGGGGTACAATCTTCTATATATTCGGGAGTAAAATTGCCTACTTTACACAAACCAAAAATATTTTCATATAAAGGTAAAAGCTGTTCACCGAAAAGTACTTTTATAATAGATGTTAAGTTTCTTATATTCAGATTAAAAGGGAGTTTTTTATCTTGTAAACCGTAAGTTTTAGAGAGTAAGTTAACGTCGTTAAATTTACCTAATACTTCTTGTACTTTGTTAACAATTATAGATGTTGTTTTTGCGGGTATTAGTTCTAAGATCTCTTCTTTTTCTTGAGAATTTAATTGTAATAAAGAGATTGTTTTACCTTTTATTTTTATTTCTTTTATAAAAAATTTATAAAGGTTTTCCAAAGTAGGAGTTTCAGGAAACTGTTGTAGATCCAGTATAGAGGGAAGTCTTAGCGAGAAGCTAAAATTTTCATAACTATATTCTTTTAAGAGATCTCTTAAATCTATTTCATTTAAAATTTCTATAAATTTATAGATGTTAATCTCTACCTTAGTGTTTATAGTATCTGTTAGTTCTACAAAAATTAAATTGCCTATACTATTACATCTAATTTCAAACAATAACTTAAAGTAGTTTATAAAACTTAATTGATTAATAGTATTAATATCATTGTTAGTAAGATACGCGAGTATAGGGGTGATATTAGCAAATACTGGGCTTGGTTCTAAATCATCACCGAGCAAACATTTATATATAATCTTTAAGTGCTTAACTTTAAGTTCTTTAAAGTAATAAGGCTTCTCGTCAAGATATATTTGACTAATGAACCCAGGTTCCATCTAATAACTTATACTATTATATAAGATATAACCAGTTATTATAGTCCTTGGGGCTGTTGAGGTTCTAATAGACTAATATTAACCCCTTGTCTGCGCGTACTTAACGGAAGAGGTATATTAGAACTGTTTTCAGAAATGGCGTAGTTGTTAGTCTCTGTATCGAGTGTGTAATAATGATAAACGAAAGACGCTTCCCTGTTTATAGGAGATGTGGTCTGAGTATAGTTATATTCTTCTCCTGAAACACTGATCGGACAAGCGCCGTAAAAGGTATACTTTTGCAGTACAAAGGGTGGTTGATCTGCTGATATTACTCCTAGTTTATATACAGAAATATTGCATCGGTAGTTATCTGAGCCTGATCTTGCTATCATACCAAGGTGGGCTGTAGCTATAACCCAGGGACGGATAACATTATCAACAAAACTAACATTTGTTTCTAAAAATGAAATCTGTAAGTTAGCGAAAGGGTCTCTACCTCCACCTGAAAAAGTGCGAATAAAACCGCTTTGTTGAAGACCTTCTGGATTAGCAACACTAGCCTCTCCAGGTATGCTAACAGCTTGGGCAAACATACACCCTTTAACCTCCTGATAATCGCTCTCTAGCGTTGTTTCAATAGCTCTTTCTATATTCCACTTTTGAGGTTCAAACTGAATACCTCTTTTAATGGCTGGAACCGGTAGTACCTCTTTATAGTCACGGGTTGATGACTCTCTATTAAAATAGCCTTCGAACGTCAGAACCCACTGTGCACCCTTTGGTAAAGCACTAGCAGGTCTGCTTAGAAACGACTCTAAAAAGAATGGTATGTGACCGTCTAGAGCAGTGGTTGACATATAGCAATATTACTTATTGCTACTCTTCAATTAACCTAGGAATACGGTAGGAGAAGAAGAAGTCTGAGTTACTCTCCAGTACTGATAAGCAAGTGTTGCTGGTACTGTTACAATACTGCCGTTATCACCGAGGTTATAAGCAACATCGCCCACGGATACTACATAAGCACCGTAGAGTGTATACTGACGAGCAGTTGAGCCGTTTTTATTGAGTAAGTTGAGTGTAATTACAGAAGAGTTTCTAGCAATATTAAAATTACCTGTTGAAGTACCGTCATCAAAAGTATTAAATGTGGCGTTTTCAAGAACAGCACGAATATTGTACGACTGATCGCAGCGGAAAGTTACAGCGTAAGCTTCAGAGCCGGGGTAGGAGGCAGTACCAGGAACATTAAAGTTGAGACCCATAAAAGGTACTTGAATGTTATTAATTGTACGACCTGGCAGAGAGGCCGTTTCGAGGTAAACTAGCTGTTCTTCACCGAAGTTAGTATTTGCTAGCTGTACAACACGGAACTGAAACTGACGTGCAAAGTCGTTCTTTTGTACTGATCTATAGAAGTCTGAGATGTTTTGTGCCATATAGAATATTTATTAGATTAACTCTTGGAAGTCTTGACCAGTGCGGGTTGCAATAAAGTTTACTAAGATAAACTCAGCAGCTTTAACTGGTTTGATATAGATGTCAACTGCAATTTCATTGCGGTCTACAACCTCTGGAGTATTATTTCTTTCGTCGCAAACAATCAAGTAGTCATATAGACCTTGGGTGTTTTTGGCAAGTTCAAAAATAGGTGCAATAGTATTTTTGAGTCTTGTGCGGGTAAATTCTGTATTAGGTTCGAATACGAAATACTTCAGTGCTTGTTGTGTGGCTCTTTCGAGGGTTAGGAACAAGCGACGAACGTTAATACGATCAAATGCTGATGGTTTATTCTGCAGTGTCTTTTGACCAAATACTACAAAACCGTCTCCTGAGAAAAGCACTATCGGGTTGATTGATAGTGTGTAGAGGAAGTCTCTTTGTTTTTGATTTGGATTGAAGGCAAGATCAGTGATATTATTAATGATACCACGATTTAAGCCTGCAGGGGCTGTCCAAGGTTGGGCATTTGTATCAGTGCGTGCAAAAATTGCTGCAGCATAACCCGAAGCTGGTAGCCATACTTGTTCATCTAAGAATACATCATATGTCCTTACCCAGTTGCCGTATGTAGCAGAGTAGTTTGAGTTAACGCTGCTAAACATATTTTTAAGAGGTGTGTAAATTGTCTGTGTAAAATTGTTATTTCTGTTAGACAATGTTTTAATATTACCGTTTACAAAAATTTGACGAAGCGGATCTGCAATGAACACGCAATCTTTACGGGTGTTGGTTACAAAGTTATTAAACAGATTGAAAACACTTCTCCATCTTTCAATAACGGGTGAATTTTCGCTAGTTAAATCTCCTGTTGAAACATAAGTTGTGTCGTTGTAATAGTCGCCAGATGAGACATTAGCTGAAATAGTTGAAAGACCGCCATCAACCACAACATCTATAAGAAGTGTTTCGGGTGTTGATACTAGTGATAGAGCTCTGTCGACTTTAGTGACAACGTTACCTACTTTTTTGTCTGTCTCATAAGCATAGGTAGGTGCAAATACGCTTGATGAGTAGAGACCTTTATTATTGTCGCTAATACGTACAGATTTACTTGGTACGGCTGTTGAATTAGTACCAGACCAGTCAGTTCTGTTAGAAATATTCGGGTTAACAAACACTCTTAAATTTGAAGAAGTGTCGTTAACTTTATTTTCAAGATAGAAGCTATTATTAAACTCGTCTTTACGCTTACTGTTTAGAGAACCGATGTGAGATTCAGCAAGGGAGAATATTAATGTATTAGGTTCGTAGGTAGAATTACGGATCTTGAAGAGTGTTAGGATTAAAGAATCTTGGAAACTACTCAATCCGAAGTTGTAAGTAGGTACAGATTCAATAACTTCTGAAACTGAGTTTGTTCCTTGTGTCACTAATTCACCGGAGAGTGAGAAGCCAAGTCTTGTGGTCGGTACATTATAAAATGTATCTTGGGCAGTAAGACTGAATAGAGTGTTTACAGATGTAAAGTCAGTATTGGCACCAATATCTTTATTATCTGTTAGAGCAACATAGTAACCTTCAAAATATTCGTTAACGGTTGTTTGAGCATTATTGAGAACAACAATACCGGCATTAATAACTTTTGTAGAGGTGTTGTAGGAAGCAGCGGTGCTTGTTGAAGAAAGCGGTGCCCAAGTGACATTGTTTTGCACCATGTCGTAGTAGGTGTTTTCATCAAAAGTAATGTGGGTGGGCTGACCTACTGTAAAACCAGAAGCACTTGAAGCAACTGGATATAGTAGAGCACTGTACTGTGTTGCAAAACCAGCGCCTGAACCTGAACCGTAAGGAAGACGGGTTGTTAGGAGGGTTGCTGGAGAATTGAGTATTTCTTTTGCAGTGTAGTAAAAATATCTTTCTGCGGCAGTTGTGGGAGTACCGTAGATTTGTTCAAGCTCTGTAACGGAGGTTACAAGCAAGACTTCATCAACAGGCCCTTGAGGGGCAAAACCTGGTACTAAAACAGTAGTACCACCGCCAGCTATTTGATAATTTGATAAATCTGTCTCGGTAATTTGTACACCTGGTGAATTAATTGAACGTGCCATAATCTTGTATTATTATTTATGCTTTTTATGGTAATTTTTAGGTAATAAGATTAACATCTAGCTGACTATATTGAAATTCTACTACAGATTCTATAAGCTCTGAATCTCTATAACTATAATTAATTCCTCCTAAATTTGTAACGAACGCATTATAGTACGTGAAAATTATAGATCTTTCGTTATATTCGTTTAAACCTATAACCGATACATCTGTTTGATATTCTGCTACTATACCTCCTTCAGTTCTATCTTTCCAAGTTTCAAGACCAGGATCGGTTCCAGTGTACAGGCTTGTTCTCGGGTCATTTTGCAGAGCCAACCACTTCCAGAGTATCCAATAGTTGCGAAATTTATTGTCTATAATAAAATTAACTGTTAAGGGTGGGTAGTTAGGACGTGAGTAAGATGAAACATTGAGGGACTGGCCTGCAAATCGTAATTCGTTAGGAGGCACCTGAATTGGTGGTACTACCGCTCCATAAACGCTTATCTGCAAAGGGTCTAAATCAAGAAGCTCATCAGAGGTGGATCTCTTTCTAAGAATAGGGGGTAAATTTAAAACCAATAAAAACTTATCTTTACCAGATCTATTAAGAACTGACTGCTGGGTAGGTTGTGGTGTCTCGCAAAGGTCGTTGTCTGGCATATTATAGTGGCTTCCAACCTCCATCCATTAAATCCCAATAATCTGAATTATCGTGCATTTTTTCTAATTCCCTTTGAGAAATCAAAGGTTCGTATTTTTCAGATTCGTTAGTCATTAAACCGGTAGAGGTATCTAGATTATTTAATTCTTTTACTCCATATAGTTCTTTCTGAATCTCGTAAAAACCGTTATCTAAGATTTTTAAAGGTTTATTCTGATCATCGTATTGCTCAACTTGAAATATTTGTTCACAGATTTCTGGTTCGAGAGCAAACAAAGCCCAGACAAGTGACATAACTCTATCGTCATAAAAATTATCATTCTTCTTTCTATATGTACCGTTAGGATATCTAATAAAGGTTTCTAATTCCTTAATAGTATCCATATCATTAATATAAACTGTCTGTAAAAAGTTAACCCAGTAACGCATATTAGCCACTCCTGCAAAGCGTAAATTGTTGTGGGAGAGAATACCTAAATGTCTAGTGTTCGAAAAAGATCCCGTATTGGCTAATTTAGAACATGAAACAATTCTTTCATACATATGTTTGTGAAAGAGAGCATCAATTACCTGACCGCCGCAGTTATTTCTTTCTACTAATAATGGAGGGTTGCCCCACTGACCAGCTAAACAAACAAGCTTATTGGCGTAGTGATAAGGTTCTACAACATTAGTTCCGTAAACAGCTACTTGTTTTATTTCAGTTAAGTCTGTAACATCAAGTACTTGAGCTACGGAAGAGGCTCTCCCAATACCTTCACCAACGTCAACACCAACTACATATAGCTTAGAAGGATCAGGTAGTTCAAACACTCTATAAGCATCTCCTTCCCCGCGCCAAATAACCGGCTTTTTATTTTCTTTGTACCTTTCAATAACCGAAGCACCAACAGCAGAGTTACCAGCATCCAGAAAGGTGTTACCAAACTCTTGTTGAAATGCTTCGTCAGAGCCGAGAGCAGCTACCATCTGTTTGCGCCATTTTTCTCCTCTACCTGGGACATCCCACCAGTCAATTCTTTCAGCATGCCATCCATTAGTCTCTTTTTCAGCTCCTGAATATATTTCGTAAAACTTGTTACCGGTACCGTTAGGGGTACTCACCATAAAAATTTTTGTCTTCTTACCTGATGAAACAATAGGAATAACTGATTTCCAGAACTCTTCCATGAAGTGCGGGTCAATAAAGGCTGCCTCGTCAATACAAAGAATAGAAGCGGTGTCGCCACGAGCTGCTGTCGAAGTAGTAGTACTAATACCAATACTAGAACCGTTAGCAAAAGTTACCCCGGTCTTGCCGTACTCTTTAACACCGGGCTTGAGATAGTTGGGTAAGAGTTCATAAGCCATTCTTATTCTCTTAAAGATGTTAATGGCAGTGTTCTCTTTGTTGGCTACAATAATAACTCTCTGGTCGTCAAAGAAGCAAGTATTCCAGAGTGCATATATCGTGGTGATTGTTGTATTATGTGTAGGTATGAGCTGTTTACCGGCAAGATATAAACTATCTTCGCTATTAACTGTTATACATCTCACAGGAACACTCTTGACAGGTGTAATTTTTTTAATGTAATGATAATGTGTTCTTTTTTTACTGTTGTTAATTTGTGGTTCTACTTTAATTCTTTTTGTTTTAAAGGATAACTTACAAACTAATTCACGTGGTTTAAAAATTACGATACCACACTCACTACATTCTACTCCGTTTAATTTAGGTATAAATTTTTTATCAGTAACTTTATAACCTAAGCTCTCTACTAATTCTCTTACCTGTTTAACTAGTTCTAAATTTGTATTATAAAAATTAGCATAACCTCTTGAATCAATATAGCCATCAGAATCCATTAAACCTTTTAGTAGCTCTAATCTTTGTTCTCGGGATGACTGAAAGTATATTTCAGGTATATGCTTATTTTTATGGAGATTATTTTCTTTTAAAATAGAGATTAAACTTTTACTTCGCTTTTTTTCAGAA